CTGAAGTTTTGGAGCTGTGTAAGTGCCTTGGTCATAATACAGATCAACAGAGCCGTTGCGGACGGCTTGAATGAAAGTCTCTGTGCCTTCTGGGTTTTGTACCGTAAAGTCACCTGCACGAATGACAAGGTTTCCTGTGCCTTGGTCCGAAATTAGACTGCGTGACCCATCGTGATACACCTGCAAATCCGCAGAAGCACCAAAAGTCGCCTTTACGTTGTCGCCGTGAGCTACATCGCCCGTAAACGAGCCTTGTGCTGCACTAAAGTTAGACAACCCAGTAATAACACCACCAGTAATTGCAACATCAGCACCAGACTGTCCAGCAAAGTTACCAAAGACTTGTATTTCAATGGTATCTCCTGCAGCCGCCCCAGAGGACAAGGTGATAGAGTTACCACCAACATTAACTGTGTAGTCTGTAGCTTGAATAAGTCGAATACCATTCATAAAGACACTAACAAGACCTGCTTTGTCGATTACTAAGGTAGTGGAATTATTGTCATTTCCAGCAAACAAAGTCTGGTTGGCAATAGCAGTGTAAATAAAGTCTGTCTTAATACCTTCAATAGAGCTTGAAGCATTCTGCCATTCACTACCGTTATACACTTTAACAACGTTATTAGTGTTGTCAAAATACATAGCTCCTGTTAAAAGCGCATCACCATCGTTATCAACAGTAGGGTCTGACGCTTTAGAACCTAAGTAACGGTCATCAAACTGGTCATAAAACGCTGCTGCGTTAGTAGCCGCTGTAGAGGCTGTTGCCTCACTAGCTGCTGCATTGGTCTCAGAGGTAGCTGCATTACTTTCACTTGTAAAGGCATTTGCTGCACTAGTACTAGCAGCACTAGCAGAAGTAGCTGCGTTAGTTTCACTTGTAGAGGCACTATTGGCAGAGTTGGCTGAGTTAGTCTCTGAGGTAGCGGCATTTGTTTCAGAAGTGCTAGCAGCACTTGCAGAGGAGGACGCTGAGGCAGCAGAAGTACTAGCATTAGCCTCGCTGTTACTTGCATTAGTTTCGCTCACAGAAGCAGCACTCTGCGAAGCTAAGGCAGCACTAGCAGAATTAGCCGCATTGGTTTCTGAGAGAGCCGCATTAGTTTCGCTAGTTAAAGCGTTAGCAGCACTTGTAGCGGCTTGGGCGTCAGGTGCTTCCCAGCCAGAACCATTATAAAACCTTAGTTCCCCTGCTGTGCTATTCCAATAAAGAGTACCAGCAACAAGAGTATCACCATCATTATCAGTAGTTGGATCTGTTGTTTTAGAACCAAGATAACGATCATCAAAACTATCAAAAATGTTTTGAACAGAAATAAGGTCTGCAGCAGCACTAGAGGCACTGTTTGCGGCGTTAGTCTCAGAAGTTGCTGCATTAGTCTCTGAAGTAGAAGCATTAGACTCAGAAGTAGCCGCATTGGTTTCTGAGAGAGCCGCATTAGTTTCACTAGCCGCCGCATTGGTTTCTGAGAGAGTTGCTGCTGTTTGGCTATTAAATGCCTGGTTTCTATAATTTAAAGCTTCTTGCGAGTAATTAAAAGAGTCTGTGGCAGATCCCGCCGCATTAATCTCTGAGTTTTGAGCTAAGGTGGCATCATTAGAAGCCGCCACTGCACTATTATAAGACTCAGAAGCCTTAGTAGTAGCAAGGGTAGCCTTAGTAGATGCTAAAGTAGCAGAGTCATTCGCATCATTTGCGCTAGATGCGGCAGCATCCTCAGAGTCACTAGCATTATCAGCAAAAGTAGAAGCTTGATTAGCAGAGGTCTGTGCGTTATTAGCAGAGGCTAAAGCGTTAGCAGCGTGGTTAGAGGCAGTGGTAGAGCTAGTACCAGCAGCTTGAGAATAATTGAAAGCGTCTGTAGCAGATCCTGCAGCATTACTTTCTGCTGTTTCAGCAGCAGTTTCACTGGCACTCGCAGCCACTGCGGAGTTGTGAGAGTTAGTAGCACTAGTTTGAGCGTTAGTAGCAAAGGTCTGAGCTTCTTGAGAAGGATATTCCCAAGCATTGCCATTCCAGATGCCTAACTGACTAAGTGTAGAGTCAAAATAAATTGCCCCAGTTTGTAAAGAATCTGAGTCATTATCTAGGGTAGGGGCCGAGGACTTAACACCAAGAAAACGATCATCAAAAGTATCTAGTGCTAGTTGAGCCGCAGCTAAGGCAGTTTCAGCATCTTCTTTTGCAGAGATAGCTTGGGCAATAATATTAGCACCGCCAAGGTTTGTATCTGAAACTTGTTCTCCTGCTGAGTTACTAATAACAATATGAAAATCACCGTTGATATCAATATAAGCACTTGTAACAGAGTCCCCTTTAGCACCTTGAGCACCAGTTCGTGACAATGAAACAGAGACGTCTTGTTGGGATAATGTTAGGTTATAACTAGCAGTCATCTTATGTTGCCTCCGTTGGAGAGTAGCGAACTTCAACTACACCACGTAGCGGTTTCCAGATCTGTTGAGCACTTCCAGAACCTAAGTCCGAGATCTCTAAGTCAATAAAACCATAAATAGGCTTATCGGGGATAGGGTAAGTATCCCAGTTGGCAATCAAGTCTTGAGGGATAACAATGTCAAAAACATTATCTGTTGGGTCACTATCAATAATTGGTAATGTTGTAACAGTAGGGGTGTCAATAGCGTTGGTAGGAATTGTACCAGAGTCCTGAACGTTATCGCCTTCAACTACTTTAGCTGTAATTGTAAATCCTGAAAGGTTCGTGATCCAAGAGGCTGTAATGTTAATTCGTGTTTGTTCACCATGAACAATAGAAGCAATAATGCTCCCATCATCCGTAATCAAGTCTTGAGACTTGGAAGTAATCTTTGAGCGTGGCATAGTGTGTCCTTTCTACCGATCCTCAGATGGGTAACAAAAAGTTATTGTTAGTTAAAAGCCAAAACCTCTAGTAGTAGTTTTAGTACCAGAGCGTATTGGAAAGAGATACTCAACGGCATACCTTAAGCCATCCGTCCAGTGCTCTACACCCTCTTTCTTATCAATCGTAGCACTATCAGGATTGCTTTCAATCCACTGAGTGCGCTCTAAAGATTTAATCGTATTAACACATTTAGGATGCACATACATATCAACATCACCGTTAGCATTCTTAAACTTCTTGTTTACAGCTGCCACAGAGTCAATAATAGGTGGTGCTTTACTATGAGCACGGGTAAGAATACCAGCCCCTTGTAAGATGCTAAAGTCAGTAGTACCAACAGCAGCAGAGGACTTCCTAGCACGACCACTAGGGTCAGGGTAAGAGGTTATTCTATGACCTTTAAAACGCTCTTTAAGAGCATTGGCTAGGGTCTCTGTGTCGGGGTGTCCTTGCATTTCATCTAGGATATGTATTTGACTTCCTCTAATAGCAAAGATTACAGAGGCCATAATACCAACGTTAAAGTCGATAGCTACGTGTACATCTTCACCATCATCAAAGTAAGGTATGTCTTTGCTAATGTGTTCTTTTCGATCAAACGTATAGAATACGTTGTTACCAGAGTCTTCGAAGCTTGCAGTATACTCTCTGGCAAACTTAAGAGGGTCTAGTGTTAGTTTAACCCTATCAATCTCTTCTTCATCTAGGAAGGGGGAATCTTTGTAGGTATATGTATAGCTTTTCCAGCCATCATCAGAATCTTGTCTGTTATACATCTCATAAAAGTAGTCATACCCACTAGGAGTACTAATAATAAGTGCCTTGCCTGGATTAGCTCCAAACTTAGCTGCGTTCTTAGGGGACCAACGAGTAGCCACACAAGGCTGAATGATCGACTCCCAAGACTCTTTAAGGTTCATACCAGCGCCCTTCCAAGAAGTAACCTCATCGGCTACCACAAAGTACTGGCCTGTGCCCCGCATACGTTGTGATGCTTCATAAGACCATAACTTTAGTTGTACATTTCCTGGAAACCAGAACGTACCAGCTGCCTTAGAGGCCTTATCAACGTAGTCTTCCATACCTAGTTGCCATGCAATCAAAGGATAATAGATGTCTACGGCCTGACTGTAGGTAGGGGCAATTAGTGCCACATTCTTGTTAGGCACATCATCAGGCAAGTCCATAAGCTCTTGCACTGCAATAATAGCTGCTGTAGCTGCTAAATAAGACTTCCCAAACCCCCGTGATGCATTCACCACAGAGTAACGGCACTTATTGTCTACAAATAGATCTCTAATAACTTCTGACTGTTTATCATGTAACTGTATCATTACTTTTTATAACTCTTTTTATAGGCTTTTATAGCAGGTTTTAAGGCCTTATAGGGGTTATTGTTCTCACCCTCTTTAGAGCCATACTTAAATGCTTTATTCATCTGCGCTTGTCTATCAGCAGACTTAATCTTATTAATATCACTCATGACTTACGCCTCTTAGGTTGAGCTGAGTACTGTTTACCCGC